ATTGATGAGAGACCTCGAGTATACTCCAGTTTTGCCATCAGAGTGTGGGAATTACTGGATCGCCCCAGATGGTAAGAGACACAGACCTTTATTACCAAAGCATAAAAAGTTTTGTAGACTGTATGTTGAAGGAATGTCTGCTGCAAAAGCAGCAAGAAAATCAGGCTTTACCAAAGACATGATTGGCTCAAAAGTTCAAGGTTCTGCGATGCTTCGCAAAAATCCATTAGTTGCAAATTTCATTATCGAACTTTTGGATAAACAAAACCAAAGGGCAGAAGTTAGTGTTGACTCGCATCTAACAGAACTTTCCCATTTGCGTGACGAAGCAAAGGATTCAGGACAAATTGCTGCGGCGATCTCGGCAGAGGTGTCAAGAGGTAAGGTCGCAGGACTTTATATTGATCGTAAGGAAGTAATGGTATCAAAGATGGAGACTATGTCATCGGAGGATCTTATATCAAGGATAAAGCAAATTGTTGATGGGAGCAACATAAAAACAATCAATCATGAAGACGGAGAAAGCATTATACCAAGCATTGAAAACCAACCTGCCGAAAGTTCATTGGCAAAGGATTGAGGTTGGTTCATTAGGGACAGGGGTTCCTGATGTCAATGCATGTTGGCAAGGCAAAGAGGTTTGGATTGAACTCAAACTCGGTTCGCCTCAGTCAATCAATCTCTCGCCTCAACAATGCGCATGGCACATGCGTAGAGCAAACGCAGGTGGTGTTTCATGGATTCTTTCATACGATCATTCAAAACGAGAGTTATGGTTGATTCCAGGAATCGAGTCAATCAATCTAAGAGAACGTACTCTTTCATCATCAGATCTTATTCATCATCAAAGCTCGCCATTTGACTGGAAAGTATTGATAAAGAAAATTTGTATGATTGACTGACTGCCGTCTTTCATCATCACCTTTCATCATCACCTTTCATCAACAAAAGATAATATAACGAGTACATATATACATACATACAAAGAAGCAATGATAGATAGACCGATAGACAGACCGACCGATAGACAGACCGACCGATTATTTCCTAAAAAGAAATAGACATTTTCCTAGAAAGAAATAATAAACGCTTTACTTTAGTAAATATTAGTATACTATAATAAGTAAGGGGCTAGGTGGTCTAGCCCCTATAACTAGTCAAGAAAGGTAGAAATATTATGACTAATACTAATAAGGTGGTTACTAACCAAAATAAGTTTAACTTAAATACCCTAGTGGCTGTACCCCCTAAAGCAGGTGGTAAGATTAATGCCAATACTTTTAAGTTAGTTGATAACATTGAAGAAGTGTTAAAGGCTAACCCTTTAGGTGGGCAAGCTAGGGTATTAGTATTAACCCTTGCTAAGTTAGGTGGTAAGGCTACTAAAAGCCAGTTACAAGCTGAACTACTAAAGAATAATAAATCAGGGGTTGAACACTATGATTTAAAATCTACCCCTACTAACGTTGATAAAGTGTTAGGGCATTATGTTAAACAGTTAGGCAGTCTAGGTAAGTGGTCTAGTGGTACTAACCCAGCCCCTAAGTATTGGGAAGTTAGCTAACTAACTATAAAAGGGGCTAACTACTAGCCCCTTTTTTATTACCTACTAAATGATAATGATTATCATTATCAAGCCACTACCACCCTATTACTAAACGCTATATTTTACCACCGACCACCCTAACCACAGATAACATCTTTATTTAAGCACTAAAGTGCAAGGCTCTCAGCCGATATCTCAAAAATTTTGGGATAGGAACCTTCTAAAGGCTTTTATTTTTTCAAAAAATAGTTTATATGTAAAATATGGTTAATGACTCTAACAGAGATGACCCATCATTTGATATAGGTTTTCAGGGACTAGCAAGCCTAGGCGATCCTGGAATTGGTCCAGTTGATATTGGTAGTATTCCAAATACATTTGGAAGCATGCCAGGAAATACTCCAACAACTATGGGTTTAACACAAGCAGCGATTCAAGGTTTAGGAGCCTCACCAAATGTTCAAATAAGTGGGTTAGGAGGAGTCCCAAGACAAGGAGTTTCTGATAGGAAGCCTATGGCTCAAGGTATGTCTTTTCAAGATTTTTTACAAAACCAGTTTCAAGGACCAAAAGACTTTGTTAAATTTGGCACAGGTATTTTATCTTTTCTTCCTTCTCCTGTACAACCTTTTGCTCAAATTATATCAAAAGGATTAACTTTAAGTGATATAAGCGACGCTGTACAAGGCAAAGGTACAGGAATCATGCAAACTGCAGCAGATACACTTAGTAGTTTCGATTTAGGAGCAATTACGAAAAAACTTGCAGATATAGCAACACAAAATGAACCATCTCAATAATTTAACAGACGTAGAAAAATTTATATCTACAACAGATTTAACAACTTTAAAACGTGATGAATTATTAGAATTAAATTTAATAACGGATGAATTAAAACGAAGAAAGCTTCAAGGAGAATGCCGAGAAAATTTTTTAACCTTTGTTAGAACGATGTGGAGTTCGTTTATCGAAGGAGCACATCACCGAATTATGTGCGAACAATTTAATAAAATCGCAAAAGGTGAATTAAAACGAGTAATTATTAATATGGCACCACGACATTCGAAGTCAGAAATGTCTTCTTATATGCTTCCATCGTGGCTTTTAGGTATTCGACCTGATTTAAAAATAATCCAAGCAACACATACAGGTGAACTTGCTGTACGTTTTGGTAGAAAAGTTAGAGATTTAGTTGATACGAGAGAATATAAAGAAATTTTTCCTAATGTTTCGTTACGTGCTGACTCAAAAGCAGCAGGTCGATGGGAAACAACCGAAGGTGGCGAATATTTTGCGTCTGGTGTAGGGGGTGCGATCACTGGTAGAGGTGCAGATATCTTAATAATTGACGATCCGCATTCGGAACAAGACGCTTTAAGCGAAACAGCAATGGAAATGGCATACGAATGGTACACTTCTGGACCACGACAAAGACTACAACCTGGAGGAGTTATCATTTTAGTGATGACAAGGTGGTCAAAAAAGGACTTAACAGGTCAATTATTAAAGGCACAGATGTCAGATTTAAAAGCAGATAAGTGGGAACTGATAGAATTTCCTGCAATTATGCCATCTGGTAAGCCAGTTTGGGAAGAATTTTGGAAAATTGAAGAATTAGAAGGAATACGAGCCTCATTACCCCATTCGAAGTGGTCTGCTCAATGGATGCAAGAGCCAACAGGAGGTGATGGAGCCATAATTAAGAAAGAATGGATCCAAATTTGGGAAAAATCGAGCCCTCCAGCAGTTAGTTTTATAATACAGAGCTACGATACAGCATTTTTGAAGTCAGAAAGGGCTGATTATAGTGCGATTACGACTTGGGGCGTATTTTATGTAAACGAAGGCGATGAACCTAATATAATTTTACTTGATTCTATCCGAGATAGGTACACTTTTCCTGAATTAAAACAAGTTGCTCACGAAAGTTATTTACATTGGGAGCCAGATTCAGTTATCATCGAATCTAAGGCGTCAGGAATGCCATTAACACAAGAATTACGAGCTATGGGTATTCCTGTACAAAATTATTCGCCTAATAGGGGGCAAGATAAAATTGCTAGGACTAACGCAGTGGCACCACTTTTCGAATCAGGAATGGTTTGGGTGCCAGAAACAAGATGGGCAGAAGAACTTGTTGAAGAACTTACAGAATTTCCTAATGGAGACCACGATGATTTGGTCGATTCGACTACACAAGCCCTTTTACGGTTTCGTCAAGGAGGATTCGTGAGACATCCATCCGATTATGAAGACGAAACTTTAGAAAACAATGTAAAAGAATTTGTTTATTATTGAGGTATAAATGGCTATAGAAAAGAAAAAACCTATTGAACTTGTAACAGACGAAGAAGATATCGAAATAGAAGTCGATGACCAAGAGTCAGAAGAAATTGCTTTTGACCCTGAAAATACTGTATTACTAGAGGATGGTAGTGCAGTAGTTAATTACGAAGAAACATCTACACAAGGAGGACAAGATGATTTTTACAAAAATCTCGCAGATGATATTGACGATAGCTCACTCAATGAAATCGCTAGTGATCTTATTGAATCCTATAAAGAAGACCTCGAATCAAGACAAGACTGGCTCGACAGCTACACAGAAGGACTGGATCTCTTGGGAACGTCTACAGACGATAGGAGCGAACCTTTCAGAGGAGCGTCAGGAGTCTACCACCCACTCCTCGCAGAAAGTGCAACCCAGTTCCAAAGCCAAGCGTACAAAGAACTCCTCCCACCAGGAGGTCCAGTCCAAACGAGGATCGTCGGTGAAACGTCGAAAGAAGTCGAAGACCAAGCAGAAAGGGTAAGAGGTTTTATGAACCACATGATACTTGATGTCATGGAAGAGTTCGACCCTGAATTAGATCAAATGTTATATTACCTACCTTTAACAGGGTCAGCGTTTAAAAAGACATATTATGATCAAACATTAAAAAGACCAGTTAGTAAATTTGTACCTGCTGATGATTTAGTTGTTTCGTATACAGAAAGTAATTTACAAACTTGTCCTCGTTTTACCCATGTTGTAACAATGCCTTATAACGATTTAAGAAAGTTACAAGTTTCTGGGTTTTATAAAGATGTAGAAATATTAGAGGATGAAGAACAAGAAACAAATGAATCTAAAGAAAAGATACAAGAAATAACAGGATTCAGACGTTCCTCCCAAGCGTCTGATATGGTCACTTTGCTTGAAATGCATGTTGACCTAGACTTAGAAGGATATGAAGATGCTGATGAACAAGAGACACCTACTGGCATAGCAATTCCTTACATTGTTACAGTTCACGAAGATTCAATGGAAGTCTTAGCTATACGAAGAAACTATAGGAGTGAGGATCCCTCCAAACAACGTATAAAATATTTTACGCATTATAAGTTTACTCCTGGACTTGGTTTCTATGGTTTTGGCTTAATCCATATGATTGGTGGTTTAACTAAATCAGCAACTTCTATCCTTCGACAGTTGATTGATGCAGGAACATTAGCTAATTTACCAGCAGGATTTAAATCAAGAGGATTAAGAGTACGAGACGATGATCAGCCCCTACAACCAGGAGAGTTTAGAGATGTCGATGCTCCAGGATCCTCGATTCGTGAAGCAATTATGCCTCTACCTTATAAAGAACCATCAGCAACATTATTACAAATGTTAGGTGTTTTAATTGATAGTGGTAGAAGATTTGCATCTGTAGCAGATATAAATGTAGGTGATTCTAATCAAGCTATGCCTGTAGGAACAACTGTAGCTTTATTAGAACAAGGTACAAAAATTTTATCAGCTATACATAAACGATTACATTTTGCACAAAGACAAGAATTAAAAATATTAGCAGAAGTAATGAAAGAAGGATTATTACCTGAGTACCCATATAAAGTTCCAGGAGCAAAATCAACAATAAAAGTAGACGACTTTGACGATAGAGTAGATGTTATTCCAACAAGTGATCCAGCTATGTTTAGTATGAGTCAAAGAATATCTATGGCACAAACTCAACTTCAACTAGCACAGGCAGCACCACAAATCCATGACTTACAAGAAGCATATAGAAGAATGTATTCAGCGTTGGGCGTCCAAAATATTGACTCCATCTTACCACCTAAAGCTGAGATGGTACCAAAAGATCCAGCAACTGAAAATGGCGAAGCTCTTATGGCAAAGCCACTTAAAGCGTTTCCACAACAGAATCACGATGCACACGTTGCTACCCATTCGGCTTTCTTACAAGATCCAAATATGCAAAAAAATCAAATCGTTATGCAAACGCTTATGGCACATATGCAAGAGCATTTGGCGTTAAAATATAGACAGCAAGTTGAACAAATAATAGGTCAACCTTTACCAGCAGAAGGACAAGTATTACCTCCAGAACAAGAAGCTATGTTATCACAAGCTACTGCACAAGCAACACAGGAGATTAGTCAAATGGCACAACAAATCGCAGGAACAGGACAGTTTGATCCTATAGTAAAATTAAAAGAACAAGAACTTCAGATTGAAGCAGCAGAAGTACAAAGAAAAGCAAGTGCAGATATAGCAAGACAAGAACTTGCTGCAGCAAAATTACAGCAAGAAGGTCAAATAAAACGACAGCAAATACAATCCGATGAGGATATTGCTGCATTAAAAGCAGAAACATCAATAGCAAATAGGAGATAAAAATGGGTAAAAAAGAAGCTCAAAAATATATTCAGATGATAGAGGATGAAACAGATCCTGATAAAATTCAAATATTAGAATTAGATATTCAAAGAGAATTAGGTCTTGATCCAAAAGATTTAAAAGACGATGTTGTTAAAAAAATGGGTGGTGGCTATATGGGTGGAATGTTTTCTGGCGATGAAGTTCTAGCTGCTGGTAATTCAAAAGGTGGAAGAAAAGCACTTAAAGGAATAAAGTTTAAAGGCGTATTATAATGGATTTCGAATATCTTTTAAAAAAGATAGTCGGAGAACGACGAGCAGAATTAAGCGAAATGCTTATGTCGAATGGTATTGCTAATATGGAACAATACCAAAATGTTATGGGTCAACTTTCTGCATTGACTCATGTAGAAGAAACTTTAAAGTCAATAATAAATAAAAGGGAGAGTACCGAAGATGACTAAAACACTATTCGTTCCTGACCATGTTAAGGAACGCTTGGCTGTTAAGAAAGAAGAACAGTCAAATCCTTTTGATCCTAGAGTTTTGGGATTACCAGAGGATACAGAAAATTTGAGTGCATTAGAAAGAATGCCGAAACCTACAGGTTGGAGAATATTAATCCTTCCTTATACTATTCCAAAAAAGAAAAATGGAATTCATTATGCAGATGAAACAATCGAAAGAACACAACTAGCAACTAATGTTGGTTATGTTGTTGAACTTGGACCTGACGCTTATAGAGATGAAAATAAATTTCCTGATGGTGCTTGGTGTAAAAAAGGCGATTGGGTTTTATTTGGAAGATATGCAGGATCAAGGTTTAAAATTGATGGTGCAGAGCCTAGATTATTAAACGACGATGAAATTTTAGCAGTAATTCACGATCCTCGTGATGTGCAAGTAGTATAAGGAGAAATTATGGAAAATACACAAGTACAAGAAAAACCACAAGATGAGCAATTAAAATTAAATATCGAAGTGGAAGAAGATGAAAAAGACGAGGGTGTTGAAGTAAAAACAGAGGAAGCACCTGAAGAGCCTAAAGAAGAAAATAATAAAAAAGATCAAGAGTTAAACGAATATTCTGGTGATGTAAAAAAGAGAATAGATACTTTAACTTGGAAGATGAGAGAAGCAGAACGAAGAGAAAAAGCTGCACTTGATTTTGCTACTAAGGTTAAAAAAGAAAATGACGAACTTTCTAGTAAAATGTCTTCCACTGAAAAAAGTCTCAATGAGCAATACAGTGGTAAGATTGAAAGTCAACTTAATGAAGCAAAAAGAGCATATAAATTAGCTTATGATGATGGTAACACTGACGCAATGGCTGATGCATCTGCTTTAATTGCAAAATTAAGCGTAGAGGAAGAAAACG